GTTGAAGGATAATGAAAAGCATGAGTTTTATTACGATGTGCCTGTCGAGCTTTTCAAATATGTGGATTTAACACAAATTTTTTAATGAATAAATCTGAAAAAGAAAATTATGCAAAGTTGGCGAGATATGGCTGCGTATTATGCAAACACCTTGGATTCAGCGACTCTGACATGCCAGTCGAAATCCATCACATCAGACGTTTTGGAGGCAAGCGAGACAAAGCGCCAGCAATACCGCTCTGTGCTGGACATCATAGACACTTCAAGGATTCAATTCACCAGCTTGGAGCTAAAGGATTTAAAAAGCATTGGGGCTTTGACCTCGAAGATAAATTGCTGGAACTGGAATGAGTAGCTGGCTAATTATTGTTACTGGATTGATTTATGCTTATATTGGTATAGAGCAAGGCGTTAAAGGCAATATACCTATGGCAATTACTTATTTATCGTATTCAACCGCCAACGTAGGTTTGTATTTTATGGCGAGATAGTTGTTACACTTTACAATAAAAGTATAATAACTTTACAATTCGTGGCCATCAAAACCAAGACAAGCTCCAACCAGCATTTTGCGCCTTTTAAATGTAGCGTCATGCAAGTTCCATTTACCTGATTTGTGTCTGCTGCAATGAACCAGTTCATGGGCCATGCTTCTGACCACTGTGTCAAAAAAGCCACAACGAGCCTTAGAAATGCTAAATATATGAGGGCGAGCTAACGATTCATCAAACTCATAGGTAGCCATTACCTGATGGTCGTCTACTATTTCAAAACGGCACAATTCGCTAGGTGGCAAGTCCCATTTAATAAAAGGCTCGCACTTAGCTAAAGTTAAATAAATGCCTTCTAAGATTTTAGGAGTGATCTTCATACTTTATGAATACTGCCTCTAAATTCATACTCGTCCTCGCCACAAACCATAACCAGTTCAGGCATAAGCATTCTACCTTGGTCAAATGAGAGCATTACAAAGCCTGAACGCCAATCCTTAGGGGAGTCCTCGCAATACTCAAAGGTGCTAGAAAATGGGTCTGCAAGGCAGCCAGTTTGAACCCCCCAAAACGTTCCTTGGTAATTTGAAATTGGGCTGGCACATAAAACATGCGTATGGCCTGTGACTATGTTTGTATTGCCTGCTGCCATCAAATTGCTATATCCAGCCGTTCTACCGCCTTTAAAACGGTGTTTTACAACCGTTTCCTCGCCAATCCAATATGACCAGCAGGTTTTCCATTCAGGAAAGTGATATTTAAGGCTAAAACCGTCAACTCCACTATATTCAGGCACTTTATTAACTAGCCAGGACTCGTAGCGCATGTCATGGTTTCCAAGGGTCCAAATAAGCTCGCAACCTGCTGGCTTGTGTTTGACTATTTCGTCTAAATGGTAACGGCAAGCGTTTAACTCTTCTAAAACAGTAGGCTTTTGGTCGTAATTAATACTGGGGAATCTTGATAGAACCTGGCCGTCAAATGCGTCACCGTTGCAAATAATGACCTCAGGCTTAAACTCATCAATCATTTTGATAAGCGCTTTAAAAGCTGTGGTGGTTGTATCGGTAAAATGTGCGTCTGAAAAGACAATAACCCTTTTAACCTTGTCAACGTCTATGCCTCTGCGAACGTTGTGCGGTGTTTGCTCTATTTTTTTGGGTCTCTCTTTTTTGGGGTCTCTCAAAGAGTTAAACGTAGGCAGTTTGATGCTGTAGCGAATTTCTATGTTTTTGCGCCTTGTCATAGCGCTTCTAGGGTTTACACCTATCTTTTCAGCCACAAGGGTTGGCGAGCCTAACTCTTTCCAAAGTTTAATAAATTCTTGATCAGATACCGCAGAAGTAAATCCCATGATTTTCCTTTGTGATAAAGTTGCTAAATACTAACCTATTATTGCAACAAATCAATGACTTATTACGCAAAACGCACTGATGCCAATCAAAAGGAAATCGTAAATGCTTTTAAAGATATGGGTTGCAGCATATTTGATACATCTCGTATTGGTATGGGCTTTCCTGATTTGGTTATAGGAAAGAACGGTAAAACGGTTTTGGTAGAAATAAAATCATCTGAAAAAGCAAAGTTCACAACGGCTCAAGACCTTTTTATGATGAACTGGAAAGGCTCTACCGTTTGCCGAGTTCATGATTTAGAAGGGGTCAAAACTGTTGTGAAAGTTCTTGACAATGCCAGCGAATAAGGCAAAATAATATAACTAGAACTTTTCTAGTCTTTTTGATCAAAAGGAAATAAACATGGGTAAGATGGACGCAGAAGTATTTAAGTCTGGTATGAGCGGTGAGAAAGTTCCTAAGGGTGCTTTGTCTAGCGATACCACTGGTGAGCGTAAAATGAAGATTACTGGCGGTGTTGGTATGGGTAAGGCTGATGCAATGGGTAGCCGTCCTTTGAGCCATGCTGGTAACTTTGAAGGCAAACTTGGTGAGTTGAACGATGGCAATATGGGTGAGCGTGAGTGCTATTCCCATAAACGCTACGAGCATGCACAAGACGGTATGTAATTAAGGCGAAGGGCCTACAAGCACGTGAAACTTGTAAGCCCTTCTAACCAGTTAGTAAACGGAGAACTAAATGGCTGAAGTAGATTCTAAAGTTAGCTGTAAAGATTGTCGATATTTTAAAAATGCCGACATTATGGGCCGTTGCCATCGGTTTCCTGAGGCTGTCAATAAAACATTAAACGACTGGTGTGGCGAGTGGAAATCTACTGCTGCGCCTTTGGTTATTGAATATATGGTGCAAGACTTGTCTAACGAGCCTAGTAAAGCTAGAGCAAAGATACAAGAAGAAGTAGCCAAGATTCCACCAAAAATGCGAGGAAGGCCCAAAAAAGATGCGGTCTAACGCTCATATAACTATTGAAGTTGACGAAGACGGCTTTGTTGAGTTTATTTGTAAATCAAATGGACCTGACGAGGCTAATCGCATAATGCTAGAGGTTATGGACCTTATAGACCAATTTAACGGTCACAATTCTATTGCTCCTACTGAAACACATGGTGTCCAATGAAATTACAGCCTTTAAATGACAAAATTGTAGTAAAGCCTGAAAAACGGCAACTTAGTTCCATTATTTATGTTGAAAACAAAGAAGTCGACAACATGGGAACGGTTGTTGCTGTAGGCCCTGGCAAGAAAGTCGGTGGTCGTAGAGAAGATATGCCTATTACCGTAGGCGCTTATGTTCGCTTTGGAACTATGAACGACAACCCTAAAGACGAATATTTAAAGTATTTTGAGTATTTTGAAGATGGTGAGCGCTATCTCGTTATGAGTTGGCAGGACGTTTGTTTTGAACAGGAGATCGCATAATGGAAGAGATTGTTAAGGATTCATCTTTACTTGAAACTGTAATGGCATATTTTGGCTGGTATAAGGTTAAAAAGGTTGAGCTAGAGTTCGACAACTTGCAAATTACTTACACTTTCAATAAAGAACCGTTAAAAACTGAAGCTGAGTGGCCATTTCCAGCGCCTAAAGCTAAGCGTAAGCCAGCCCTTAAAAAGGCTACTACTCGCAAAGGTGACAAAGATGGCGACTAAAAAACATGACAAACCTATCCCTCATAAAACAACAGGGAAAGACAAAACATACAATCCAACCGAAAAAGGCGCAGGAATGACCGCTAAAGGTCGTGCCGAATATAACGCTAAAAACGGTAGCCACTTGAAAGCACCAGCACCAAACCCCAAAACAAAGGCAGATGAAGGCCGTAAAAAGTCTTTTTGTGCAAGGATGGAGGGAGTAGTAAAGAAAGCCAAGGGTCCAGCTGAAAGGGCCAAAGCATCACTTAAAAATTGGAATTGCTAACATGCCACTTAAAAAATCAACTAGCGCCAAAGCCTTTAAAGAAAACATTAAGGCTGAAGTAAAAGCAGGAAAACCTATTAAACAAGCTGTGGCAATTGCTTACAGCGAAAAACGTGAAGCAGCAAAAACTAAACCGAAAGGAAAGAAATGAGCATTGAAGATAAAGTAGTTTCATTCACTATTGCGCAAATTAACGAGCTATTAGCTGAACTAGGTAAAATCCCTTATGTTCACAGCGCTCATCTAATTGCTGGTATTAAATCTATTGCAGAGCCACAAGTTCAGCCTGCTGTAACTATTACTCCAGCCGAGACCCCTGCCGAGTGAAAATAGAACAGCGTTCAATAGAATCGTTGATACCCTATATCAACAACAGCCGAAAGCACTCAGATGAACAGGTGGCTCAAATTGCAGCTAGCATCCGAGAGTTTGGTTGGACTAATCCCATTTTGGTTGATGGGGCTAATGGGATTATTGCTGGTCATGGTCGTTTGCTTGCTGCTCGCAAGTTGTCTATGGATAAAGTTCCTGTTATCGAACTTGCCCATTTATCAGAGACTCAAAAGAAAGCTCTGGTCATTGCGGACAATAAACTGGCGCTAAATAGCGACTGGGATACAGAACTATTAACCGTAGAACTACAAGAGCTATTAGGCGATGAGTTTGATTTAGACCTATTAGGCTTTGATAAGGACGAATTAGACGCTCTATTGAACGTTATTGAGCCAACGGAAGGGCTAACCGATGAAGATGCTGTTCCTAATGCTCCGCTTACACCTAAGTCGAAACTGGGCGATATATTTAGTCTTGGCAACCATCGGCTTATGTGTGGCGACTCGACTTCTATTGAAAGCGTAGAAAAGCTGACAAACGGCTTAGTCGATATTCTTGTTACCGATCCGCCATATAACGTGGCATACGAAGGCAAAACAAAGGATGCGCTAACCATTCAAAACGACTCTATGGGAGACGAAGCATTCCGCCAATTCCTAAGAGACGCTTTTGTAGCTGCAGACGCTGTAATGAAGCCTGGCGCTGTATTTTATATATGGCATGCCGACTCCGAAGGCTTTAATTTTAGGGGTGCGTGTAAAGACGCTGGCTGGAAGGTTCGTCAATGCCTAATATGGCAAAAAGACACAATGGTTATGGGCCGTCAAGACTATCATTGGAAGCATGAACCTTGTTTATATGGCTGGAAAGACGGTGCAGGGCATTTATGGGCATCGGACCGTAAGCAAACCACCCTTATAGAGTGCAAGCGTCCTAAGCGTAACGATATCCACCCTACGATGAAGCCAGTAGAGCTTATGGAGTATCAAATCTTGAACAACACCAAAGGACAGGATATGGTGCTAGACTTATTCGGTGGTTCAGGGTCTACCCTAATAGCTGCTGAGAAAACAGGCAGAAAGTCCGCTTTGATGGAGCTTGATCCTAAGTATTGTGACGTTATTATTAAAAGATGGCAGGAGTTTACTGGAAAGCAGGCGATCCATATAGAATCAGGCTTAGAGTTCGATAAACTTTAAACATTTTCCGACAATAAAAAGATGCTACCCCACGAACCAACCGAAAAGACCAAAGTGCAAGTCCTACAAGCTGCAGGGCTAGGGCTTCCACATGAGCAAATAGGCGCTTTAATTGGTATATGCGATAAGACCCTACGCAAGCATTACGAAATAGAACTGGCGCTAGGCAAGGCCCAGGCATCGGCTAAGGTTGCCAATTCATTGTTTAACAAGGCTATCAAAGGTGACACAACGGCTGCTATTTGGTGGACTAAGGCCCAAATGGGGTGGGGCGAGACCAATACCACTAGATTGGCTAACGCTGACGGCTCAAATATTGACGGCTTTGAAATAATCCTAACTGAACCTGATGGAACAAGATCAAAGGCTTGAGCAGGTTCTTGCTAAGGCGCATTTTCCTACTAAGTTAGGAATACTATTTAAGCCTAAAAACTGCCGTTATCGCATACTCTACGGAGGGCGAGGCGGATCAAAATCTTGGAATATTGCCAGGGCTTTGCTTATTAAAGGCTTTAGAAGCCAGCTGCGTATTCTATGCGCACGTGAGTTCCAAACTTCTATTAAAGACTCGGTTCATAAATTATTGTGCGATCAAATAGAAAACCTAGAGCTAGGCTGGTATTACACCGTTACGCAGAACTCTATTGTGGGTAAAAACGGCACAGAGTTTACCTTTGTGGGTATTAAAAACAATACAAATAATGTAAAAAGTATCGAAGGAATTGATATTTGTTGGGTGGAAGAGGCGCAAAGCGTTTCGGCCCAAAGTTGGAACATTCTCATACCTACGATTCGTAAAGAAAACAGCGAAATATGGGTGTCATTCAACCCTGAGCTAGAGACAGACGAGACTTATCAACGGTTTATTGTCAATCCACCTGAAAACTCGGTGGTCCAAAAGATAAACTACAGCGACAACCCTTGGTTTCCTGAAACGCTAGAGTTAGAACGCCAGGCACTAAAAAATAGGGATATTCAGGCTTATAACAACGTTTGGGAAGGTATCTGCCGAACCCAAATAGATGGAGCTGTATTTGGTAAAGAGATGGAAATAGCCGAGCTAGACGGCAGAATTACTAGAGTGCCTTACGACCCAATCAAACCAGTTCATGCCATATTCGACCTTGGGTGGGCCGACTCGACTGCGATTTGGTTTGTGCAGTTTATTGGCATGGAAATCAGGGTGATACGCTATATTGAGGACAACCAAAAAACCATTAGTTGGTATCTAGCCCAAATGCAGACCTATGGCTACGTCTATGACACCTTATGGCTACCCCATGACGCTGCTGCTAAGAACTTAGGCTCAGGCAAATCTATCGAGGAAATTGTGCGATCTACAGGCTGGAAGGTGCAAATACTAGACCGAGTGCCTGTAACGGATTCTATAAACGCAGCTAGAACGATATTTGCAAAATGCTATTTTGATAGGCAAAATTGCGAAGAAGGCTTACAATGCTTAAGACATTATCGCTATGACGTTGATCCTGAAACTGGCGCATTTAGTCAGAAGCCACTTCATGACCAATATTCACATGGCGCAGATGCCTTTAGATATATTGGGTTGATGGTAAACGAGCCTCGCAAGCCAAAACCCCAAAGACAAAACTATATGCCTGTGGGCAGCTGGATGGGATAAATATGGCAGATTACGATAGCATCAATGACATGGAATACGATTCAAGGATTGATGAAGCTAAGCAATTCTTGCGCTTATGTGGCGATGTAGATTCAAACAATCGTGCCGAAGCATTAGATGATGTCCGTTTTGCTGCAGGCGATCAATGGCCAGTAGACGTCCAAAATAGCCGAGTGCTAGAGGCTCGTCCTTGCCTAACCATTAATAAGATTGACGCTTATATCCGTCAAATTTGTAACCAACAGCGCCAGCAACGTCCTAGAATTAAAGTGCATGGCATGAATAATGAATCAGACGCTAAATTAGCCGAGATTCTAACTGGTGTATGCCGTCATATAGAAACACAATCAAACGCTGACAACGCTTACGACACAGCCTTTGAATACGCAGTAAAAATGGGTTGGGGATATTTCAGGGTTACTACTGACTATGTGTCAGACGATAGCTTTGAACAGGAAATCTATATCCGTCCTATTGATAACCCTTTTACTGTTTACTTTGATCCTAATTCCCAGTTGCCAGATGGTTCTGATGCTGAGCGATGCTTAATTACTACCGTAATAAGCAAACGAAACTTCAAGGTCCTATACCCCTGGGCTGAGGTAGATCAAGGCTTTAGTAGCAGAGGCACTGGGGATACCAACTCTGAATGGGTAATGAAGGAAGATATTCGTATTGCCGAATACTTCTATACCGTCAAAGAGCCAGCCGTTCTTTACTATTTATCTGATGGCACAAGCCTTTATGAGGACGAATACAAAAAGGTTAAGAAACTGCTCGAGGCTGCCAATATTGAGGTATTAGACAAACGAGATAGCTATAAAAAGAAAATCAAGTGGTGCAAGCTAACCGCTATGCAAATCCTTGAAGAGGGTGATTGGGCTGGTAAGTTTATTCCTATTATTCCTGTATATGGCCAGCAGGTTATTGTGGATTCTAAGCATAAGAAGTTTGGCTTGGTTCGTATGGCTAAAGACCCACAGCGTATGTATAACTAC